AATCAAAGCAAAGGATGATAAATGATTCCAAACGCTCCTGATTGCTGGGATTCTAGAGATCGTGAAATCGGTCTTCGAGATCAATTTGCGAAACTTGTCGCGACCAAGATTTCGGGTCTATACGAAGTTATCCCCAACGAAAACGATTATCGTATCGCCGACGAGATCGGTTCTATGATCGAAGCGCACCTTGATGCGGAGGATATTGATGACTAGTGATTCTGTTAACAGTCCTGCGTATTACAACCAGTATCAAGGGTTTGAAGTTATTGAGTTGGTAGAGCAGATGAACTTCTGCTTGGGTAATGCAGTCAAGTATCTTACTCGTGCCGGTTTCAAGAACCCCGAAACTGAGCTTGAGGATCTGAAGAAGGCTGCCTGGTATATCCGGCGAGAAATTTCACGCGATGAAAATGCCAGTAATCGTGATCCAATTACGTTTGACGACTGGATGCTTTATGATCAGATGAATTTCAACCGAGGTTCCGCTGTAAAGCTCGTTGTTGAGAGCATTAATAAAGATGTGAAATCGGCTCTCGACAATTTGGCTGCCGCTCTTGGTCATATTGAGCGAGAAATTCTTCGTATGACGAATAGTTTTTCGTCTAATGAAAGTACTTTAATTGGTGCTATGAAGGGTTAATACGCTTATGAAAATCAGTTTTCTTGTATCTTTTATGATCTCCTTCGCGTTTATATATAGTGTGATTCGTTTTATCTGGGACTTTGGTACGCTTCTTGGTAAGAGGCGTGTTCAATCTAAGAAGAGCAAAAGACCACTAGATGCCACAAAGATTATGGTTCTTGATAATACAAAGCCAATGCCCAAAATTACGGACAATCTTACTCAAATTGTCAATGAAAAGTTCCTCAAAGTGTGTTTGACTAAGCAAGAGATTTACAATATTCACGATGTTGAGCAATTGCGTCGTGTCATGACTATGATGGAGCAGCGACTCCGAACTGGAAGCCCAACTGTCGACCGCATTCGCGCGGCGGCAGGATTGTCTCCGTTTGATCCTCGTGGGTATTAAGATCGGATAATGACGTGACGATACGAGAGCAAACACAAGCCTTTGAGAAACTTATTCGAGAAGGTGTATCAAGCGATAAATTGTTGCATTATCTCATTGAAAATAAACTCTCTGCTCGATTCTATCCGCATAACGTCACATGTAATCGTCTCACGATTGTCTTGATGAGTGAACACGAGGACAAGGTATACGACACATTCTCCGTCACCATCGAACCTTCGCGAATTATACAGCGCCTATAACGAGACCCTATTATAAGGATGGACATTATGCTCTTTACTGTTGCTGCTGTGTTCTTCACGCTTGTCGTCTCGCTCGGCGGAGCAGCTGTCTATTACCAACGGAAAATCGCGAATCTTCAAATCTTGTGGAACAACGAGATGGAGAAACTCGAACGGGATTGGTATAAGGCTGGTTGGTTCGACGGCGACGAGAATGCGCGCGATAACACCCGCTCCAAGAAGTTCTCCGTCTGACTTGTAAGAGATCGAAAAACAGAGACGCCTACAAGGGTTTCTGTTTTTGCTGGAAAGGATATTTGTTACATGACAGTCAATTTGTATCCGCACCAAAGGGAGGCCGTAGATAAACTGGGAAACGGTAAAATCCTTTGGGGTGGCGTTGGCACAGGTAAATCACTCACTGCAGTAGCATACTATATGCAAAAGGAATGTCCTCGGGATGTTTATGTTATTACAACGGCCATGAAAAGAGATAGTCTCGATTGGCAAGGCGAGTTTGCGAGATTTGGGATTGGTACAGAGTCTAACGCAACAGTTGGGGGAGTCCTTACTATTGATTCATGGAACAACATCGGACGTTACCAAGACGTTAAAGATTCTTTCTTCATCTTTGACGAGCAACGGTTGGTTGGCAGTGGAAAATGGTCCTCTGTTTTTATCAAAATCGCAAAGAGTAACCGATGGATTCTTCTCTCTGCTACCCCGGGCGATACGTGGATGGATTACGTCCCAGTGTTCGTTGCCAATGGCTTTTATAAGAATCGTTCGGAATTCAAACGCGAGCACGTAGTATATTCTCCATACGCCAAATTCCCCAAGATCGAGCGATACAACGGCACCGGACGATTGTTGCGATTGAGGAATTCTCTTCTTGTGGAGATGCCTTACCGCAAGCACACCATTCGAAACTCTATTGATGTTGTTGTCTCGTATAACAAACTTATCTTCAACAAGGTGGTACGTGAGAGATGGAATGTATTCGAGGAAAAGCCTTTGCAGGACGCAGGGGAGCTCTTCCGTGTAATGCGGAAAGTTGTCAACACCGATGGCTCGAGACTGGAAGCTGTGAAACAGCTGATGGAGAAGCACCCCCGCTTGATTGTTTTCTACAACTTCGACTACGAGCTCGAGAAGCTGCGGAGTTTGTCACAAGAGAATTCTCTGTCGAATCACGATTCGAAAACGGCTACGTGCGATATTTCAAGTGCTAATAAAGACGAAAATAGAAGTTTAAAGACACCTTCTAGAAGGCCCCGTAAGCCCGCTGAGAAAGCCGTAGAGACGATAAAACCCCAACCTGGTGCAATCCCTTGGGTAACGAAAGAATGGAACGGTCATCGTCATGATTCCTTGCCGCAGGGGAAGCAATGGTTGTATCTTGTGCAGTACACCGCGGGATCTGAAGGATGGAATTGCATCGACACAGACGCAACATGTTTCTATTCGTTGCCGTACTCATACAAACAATGGCATCAAGCTCATGGTCGGATTGATCGATTGAGTACACCGTATACACACTTGTATTACTATACCTTGAGGAGTGATGCAATCATAGACACACTTATTTGGGAGGCCTTGTGTGACAAAAAGAATTTCAACGAGAGTCTGGTAGGGGCGGATAAATATGCCGAATGATGGTGTAGCATTCGTCCCTATCAAAAATTTTCCTTCGTATGAGATCAGTGAATTTGGGGATATCTATGACGTGGAGAAAGATCGTTGGGTAAAGACCACTATGCGATGGGATGGAGTGTTTGTTGTTGGGTTGAGATTGGGGAGAGGTGTACGGACGACTAGAGGTGTCGGACGGTTAGTTCGAGACTCTTTCGAAGGGGTCACTCAAGCATCTTCTTACCGTTACATATTCTATCCTGAAGAACCTATTAGCTATTTGGAAGTGCATAATCGAGGGTCAATTAATCGAGAAAGGTGGTTAAGACAAAGGGCAATTAATAAGAATCTACAATAAGTCGGGCCAGGTAGGATGCAATACTATATACTATAACAAAATGGACATCTCAGACCAGGTAGGACAGCGGTCAGAAGACAATTTGGACATTTCTCGACTTATCGGACTCTTCTTGAAGAAAAAAAGTAAATTTTGACCTAAGGAACTCTATAGTAATAATATTAGACATACATATTACTGTACATCTAATAGTATGGTTATAGGGTCTCTAGACCCCTAAAATTTACGTGAAATTGAAAAACGAGGAAAAATGACCTACGAAGAGCTTCAACAAGGACTCTTGAATGATTCTATTCGTCCGTACCCTGAATTCCCATTCTATTACGTCAGTAGAAAGGGGAGTGTTTATTCTAAGACTGGCAATAAGTTGACTCCTAGAAAGAACAATGGTTCGTTGCACCATAATTATATCATCATGCTAATTGAAGGCAAACGAGTTGTGCGATCTGTAGGCAAAGTAGTAGCTACAACGTTTATTTCAAAGGTGCCATTCGAAAACATTAAAGATCAACTGTTTGATTATGTTATTTACTTGGATAGAAATTTCGACAACGTGTGTGTCGAGAATCTTGCGTGGCGTCCGTTGTGGTTTGCCCAAAGATATCACAATCAATTTAAATACGACAAAATGTTAGCGACTCCTTGCGACCTAACTGATATTTCTACAGGAGAAAGATTTTCAACTATTAGAGAAGTGTGTGTGAGATATGGTGCGTTAGCAGATAGAGTGTTTGAATTTGTTTATGACAGAACTACGGATATACCCATCGTGCTTTGGCCCTCACAAGTTGAGCTTCGAAGAAATAACTAAAAGATAATAGTGTAGTCTAATAGTGTAGTGTAATAGTGTAGTGTAATAGTGTAGTGTAATAGTCTCGCGCAAAAATCGCAGGTTATAATAGAAGGGGTAGAAGCAAGCTTTTTTAATATGGCTTGGGGGGTCTTTGTGCGAGAAAGTAGGTATCAGGCGCTTTTGATTCGAACCTTGAAGGAAGAGTTTCCTGAGTGTGTGGTCATTAAGAATGACCCTAACTATATTCAAGGTATTCCGGATCTCCTTGTCCTTTACTGCGACATGTGGGCTATGCTCGAAGTCAAAGCTCATGCGACAGCATCCTCGAGACCTAATCAAGGATATTACGTTGAGCTTCTTAACGAGATGTCATTCGCTGCAGTAATCTACCCTGAAAACGAACAGGAAGTTCTTGATGCGCTTCGAATCACATTCCAATCTCGCCGGAACACACGCCGTGTTCGGCGCCAGTAATTACCACTGGGTGAATTATGACGAGGACAAGTTCGACCGAGTATATTTCACAAATCAGGAAGCTCGTCGTGGAACAGAACTTCATGCTCTAGCTAAGGATCTGATTCGTCTTGGCGTCCGACTTCCTGAAGTAGAAAAGACTCTGAACCAATACGTCAATGACGCTATTGGTTTTCGAATGACTCCCGAACAGATTCTCTATTATTCACCATATTTCTATGGGACTGCAGATGCTATCTCATTCCGTAGAAATCTTTTGCGTGTTCACGATTTGAAGACGGGTATCACACCAGGCGCCATGACTCAACTCGAGATCTATGCTGCTTTGTTCTGTCTCGAATACAAGATGCGTCCAACAGAAATTGAAATTGAAGTTCGCATTTATCAAAACGATTCTATTGAAGTTCATGTTCCAGAAGCCGATCAAATCTTCCATATTATGGATCGCATCATAACATTTGATAAGAGACTGACTTACTTGCGAATGGAGGACTCAGCGTGATTATAGATGAAAAAGACTACCTATCACATTATGGTATCCTTCGCAAGTCCGGGCGTTATCCATGGGGGTCTGGAGAAACTCAGTCTGAGCGAAATCAAACATTTCTCGGTATGGTAGAAGAACTTCGCAAGAAGGGTTTGTCTGAAACTGAAATCGCACGGGGACTCGGTATCGTAAACTCTCAAGGCGAGCCTTCTACCACACAACTTCGTGCTGCAAAATCTATTGCTAAGACCGAAGAAAAACAAGCACAAATTGCTATGGCCCAACGCCTTAAAGATAAGGGTTATAGTAATATTGCTATTGGCGAACGTATGAATTTGAATGAATCTTCTGTCCGAGCTCTACTAGCTCCAGGTCAAAGAGATAAAACGGATATTCTTGAAACTACTGCCACCATGCTTAAAGGGCAAGTTGGTGAAAAGAAGTATGTAGATATCGGTACTGGAGTAGAACGTCATATTGGTGTCAGTCAAACTAAACTGGCAACTGCTGTAGCTCGTCTTCAAGAAGAAGGATACACCGTCCATTATCTCAAAGTTGAACAATTAGGAACAGGTCAACAAACCACATTGAAGGTTCTTGCAGCACCAGGCACAACGTATGGAGAAGTCTTCCGTAATCGTGCCGATGTCAAGCAAGTAACAAACTTCAGTGATGATGGTGGGCGAACCTATCTTGGAATTCAACCCCCCCTCTCTATAAAATCGCGTCGTGTTGGGGTGCGTTATGCAGAGCAAGGCGGTGCTGATGCAGATGGGGTTATTTATGTTCGACCCGGAGTTCGAGATCTTTCCCTAGGTGCATCCCGATATGCACAAGTTCGCATTGCGGTAGATGGAACACATTATCTCAAAGGTATGGCCATGTACAAAGATGACCTGCCTGATGGTGTAGACCTTCTTTTCAACACGAACAAAAGCAGTACTGGCAATAAACTCGATGCTATGAAAGCATTGAAAGATGATCCAGATAATCCATTTGGTGCAGTAGTAAGACAGATTGTCAAGACTGGGTCTGATGGAAAATCTAAAGTTGTTTCGGCTATGAATATCGTTAATGAAGAAGGTGATTGGGGCAACTGGTCAAAGAGCCTCTCTTCTCAAATGCTTTCGAAGCAAAGCCCTGCTTTAGCTAAGAGTCAGTTGGCTATGACTTTTGATCGAAAGCAAAATGAGTTTAATGAAATTAACGCATTGACTAATCCGGCTATTCGCAAGCGTCTTCTTGATGCATTTGCCGATGATGCCGATGCATCTGCTGTACATTTGAAAGCGGCATCTCTACCCCGTCAGGGATCGCATGTTATTCTTCCCATCAACTCGATGAGTGAGAAAGAAATCTTCGCACCTAATTATCGAGATGGTGAGAGTGTTGTCCTCATTCGATATCCTCATGGTGGTATCTTTGAGATTCCTGAATTGAAAGTTAACAATCGTCACCCGGAAGCCAAGCGATTGTTGGCTGGTGCTAAAGATGCTGTTGGAATTAATAGTAAAGTAGCCGCTCGCCTTTCTGGAGCGGACTTTGATGGTGACACAGTTCTTGTTATACCCAACAACTTTGGGAAAATAAAGACCGCTCCTGCACTGTCGGGTCTTAAAGGATTTGATCCACAAGCTTCTTATCCTGGTTATGAAGGTATGAAACGAATGGATGCTCGCACCAAGGCTTTTCAAATGGGCGATGTATCTAACTTGATTACAGACATGACAATTCAAGTGACAATTCAAGGGGCTAACCCATCCGAGCTTGCTCGAGCAGTTCGGCATTCAATGGTTGTCATTGACGCAGAGAAACACGGCCTCAATTGGAAACAATCTGCTGTTGATAATGGTATAGCGCAACTTAAAGCCAAATACCAAGGTAGTGCTAAAGCAGGGGCATCTACTCTCATTTCAAGGGCTACCTCTAGAAAAGATGTACCTGAACGTAAACAGGGTTTCAAAACAAATCCCGTTACTGGAGAACGCATCTTTACCGAGACCGGTAATAGATTTGTCAATGCTCAAGGTAAAACTGTTATTAAGACCCAACGGTCCACCAAATTGGCTGAGACAACAGATGCTCATACTTTGTCTTCGGGAACAGTGATTGAAAAGATCTATGCGGATCACTCTAATGCACTGAAAGCGTTGGCTAATAGGGCTCGACTTGAATCGGTTAAGATTACTTCCACCCCGTATTCGCCTTCTGCTAGGTTGGTGTATGCTAAAGAAGTAGCCGCCCTCAATTCAAAGTTGAACATCGCCCTCAGAAACGCCCCCCTTGAAAGACAAGCCCAGGTCCTAGCAAACGCCGTGGTCGCCCAGAAGCGCCGTGCAAACCCAGATCTGGAAGCATCCGAAGTTAAACGTCTTAAAGGTCAGGCCCTAGCTGAAGCCCGTATTCGAACTGGCGCTAAGAAACAACGCATTGTCATTACACCAGAAGAATGGAATGCCATTCAAGCTGGCGCTATTACTACGAGCAAACTCAATGCGATTCTAAACAACTCCGATCTTGATGTAGTTAAGCAATTGGCCACACCCAAAGCGCAGACTGTTATGACTTCAGCTAAGAAACAACGCGCTCAGATTATGTTGAGTTCCGGGTATACCCAAGCTGAAGTGGCCGATGCTCTAGGAATTTCAGTGTCCACTTTGAAAACTAATGTTGGAGAGTAGGTGAGTCGTGGCAGAGCACATGCTTACTACAGTAGACAACCCTTACGATCCATTCACAGAGTTTGATGAGTGGAATGCATTCGATGTGTCTGCTGGTTACAACACAACATCTCTGCTAGCACGAACCATGAAGTCTTCTGTTGAATTGTCTGATGCGGATCAGTCTCAAGAGATGGAAGATGCAATAGCAGTTGTTGTGAAAGAAAATATTTCTGGTGTACATCGAATGGTAACAAGAAAATAAAAATATAAACACTGGGGAAGTTATAGAGCGACCGGGGGGGAGGGGGTCGCAAGATTGACCCCCCCTTCTCAT